TGATGTTGCCGGTAAATGAGGGGTTGTCTATGTTTGACTTTGAATTTACCGCTGTTTCAATGTTGTCAAACTCTGTACCAAATTCAGCGCCTCGAATGATTTTACCTGAGTCGCCTGACGGTAAGGAATCTTTTGATGTAAAGTCAGTAGTCTTTGTATAGTCAGTCATGGCTTAACGCTCTCAGTAAAGTAGTCGTAGGTTTTGAAGAAATAAAATGAGGGTACTAACTGTTGCCAGCTTTCCCCTCAGAACTACTTACGCGTCGTAGACAGCAAGTACAAGACCAGCTTCTGGACGGTATACCTGAACACCGTAGAGAGTGTCAGCAGTGTACAGCGTTGAGAGGTACTCTTGCTTGTACTGAGTCTGTGAACGTACAGTCATCTGCTCTGCGTGTACAAGAGCGTCCTTCTGCATGAGGATACAACCACGTACATTGGACTCAAGTGTTGGGCAGTTGGATGAAACGTAAACGTCTACGCCATACAAGTTACCAATGAGGCCAGTGTTAACAGTCTGTCCTGATACGAAGTCAGAAGACGAGAATCGCTCAGTACCCATGATGGTGTTACGTACTACTGGAGGAACGATAATGCAACGTCCGTCCATTGGTACGTCAGCATCGTCCAACAACTGGATAGCTTGACGGAAGCCAGCATCACTAAAGACATCACCAGCAGCAACAGTTGAAGCAGCAAAGGCTGTCAGTGGAGTACCACCACCCGAAGCCGCATCAAAGTAGTAGCTGTTGCTGTTAACCCAGTCAGCACCAGAAGGAGCAGCAAGGTCCATAGTTCCGTTACCGAAACCAGTAGCAGCATTCATAAGGTCAGTGTCAACCTTAAGAGCCAGCTGATAACCAGCGTCTTCAGTGTAGAACTGACGGAGGCTGTTAAGCGCCTGTACTTCTACGATGTCTTCGATAAAACGTGAGTACTCGAAGTGACGATCAACAGAAACCTGCAATTCGCCTTCTACGTTTGCTTGGATGTTGACAGCAGTGTCAGCAACCTTAGCAGAAGCAGCACCACGGATAGGCTTAGGAATGTGAATTACATCGCCCTTCTTGCCTGTCATTGGAAGCTTCTTGACCAGAGGAGCCATCTTCAGGTTCTTCTGATAGGCAGCAATTACTTCGTCACTCCAGATTTCTGGAATAAAAGTAGCAGCTGCTGTTTTGTTGACGATACTTCCACCGCCAACCGTACCGGGATAAGTTTGAGTAGCCATTGTAATCTCCTAGATTATTTTACTCGACCCTCCGCATAAGCTGCCATAATCTCATCGGCTAATGCTGTATAACGGTCCGGGTCTGTTCTCATAAGTTTAATAATATCGGCCCGACGATACACTTTCTTCCTTGTCCCTTGGCTACTGCCTCGTGCATTACCTGTACTAGCTGCCTTCAGTGTTTGCTTCCTTGCTTGTTTTTCAACATTGGCAGTCTGTTGAGCAACTACTTTACGTTCTTTCCAGAGTGTAAATAGTTCATCAGCAGAATCGGAATCATACTGTTGGTCAGCTGCTACAAACAACTGAGTCCTAATCTTAGACGCTTTGATCCATTCTGCAAACTTAGGGTCACTAAGTATATTTTGCATGTCTGGGTGTTTGGCTTGAAGCGAAGCTAGTGACGACTGCTTTTTGTACTGCGTAGTGTACTGCTCTGCTTCTCTAATCTTAGGGTGGTTCTCAATAGCACGATTAACAGCACCTTGTGGATCAGTGAAGTAATCTATGTCATCTTCAGGCTCAACAGTTTGTTGAGGTGCTTGTGCAGTAGTTTGATTAGAAATATAATCATCTACCACTTTGCGAAGTTCACCTACCTCACCGGACTGACGACCTAAAAGCTTTTCAGCTTCTTGGTGCATCTGTACAACTTCTTCCAAAGACTTACCTTGGTACTTCTCTGGAACGGTAGACTGCTCTTGAGGTTGCTCAGTTTGTTCTTCTACGTACTGAGTCTCATTTGCTTCTTCATTTATATCGTCCGCGTTTTCCATTTCGGGCTGCGGGTCAACTAATGTTGCTCTTGACATTATTAAGCTCCGTGATTATAATCATTATGGAGTTACTATTTACTACCTGCTTTTTCGTGTTCCCTAGTCCATTTAATGTGCGCTCCGGGGAATGAACCATCGGAGCCATTAAGGTGGAAAGACGGGGCAGATACCATTCTTGTAGCGTTAGCACCACAACCGCACCTACTGGTTGTAGTACCTGACGTTACAAATTCTTCAAAGACGTGACCGTTAGTGCAACGGAAGTCATATATTTTATACATCTACAGGATCTTCTTCTTCGGCTTCAGCTTGGTCTCTGGCAGCCTCAATAGTACCCTGTAGGTTGATTACGGTAGCAAAAGCAGCAACTTGACCTTTACGGAAGTGTAAATCTTCTACGTCTTTTACAGTCTGTATATCTGCTAATTGCTGTGCGTTAGTAGAAAGCTCTTGAATGAGTTGTTTGAAACCTTCGCTATTGAAGAGTTCGTTGTAGTTGTTAAAATAAGTTTCAAGCTCAGGAGTCATTTAGTTTCTCTAATGTTGTTAACTATAGTTTAATTATATCACACTTTTCTGTAAATGTCAAGCGTTTCTGGTTGGTTTTTTTGCGGTCTTAGCCGCCTGTTTAAAAGCCTTATTTGTAGGCGCGCCTTTTGCACCGGGCTTTCTCATTGTTTCGCCCGAACCTTTTGCAATACGCTTGCGTTTGGCTCGTATATTAGCGTAAAGACCTTTTTAGGCTTCATTGGCTACTCCTTAATAACTGTATGGCTTTTTAACTTTCTTTTTCTTTTTGCCGGGCATAACACTCTCCTTACTTTTTGTGGACTTTTTGAACTGCAAAATCTGCTGACTTAGATGCGCCTTTGTGAGGCTTATAGCCACCAGCAGGATCTTTCATTAGCTTGTAATTGCTACCTTTCTTTATCCAGTGATGACCGTCCGGTGCTTTAACTTTCATACAATCACCATTTTTTACAAGACCAGTACCTCGCCGTGAGTTTGCTGGGTGGGTTTGTGTCACACTTGTGACGTGCTCTAAACGACTTCCGTCGTGCAGGTTGGTCCTTCTTAATGCTCATGTTTTGATCGCCAAAGCGTATGGTTTTAGTTGTGTCACCTTCTTTAGCAACTACTACAAACTTTTTAGTCTTGTGGCTAGGCGTCCGCTTTGGTTTGTTGTACCCGCTTACTCCTGCTCGTGCTAGTTTTGGGTCTTTCTTTGCTGGCATTAGATAATTCCTCCACCTTGGTTTCCAGTTGGTTTAGCTGGTCCTCTAGGACTTTGAGGCGCTGGAACGTCCCTTTGAAGTGGTCGTTGACTTGGTCCAGCAGGGACTGCATTTCTTTTTGTGTTATTAGCATTAGTCTTACCTTGTAGTTGCTTTTCTTTGAGGAGAGTATCAGCTACCTTCATACGGCGCTCAAACTCTTTATCTTCAGCATCACCTTCTTTGAGGTTTCTAGTAATAGCGTTAATCTTATCAATTTCTAACTCTTGAGGTACTACAGCAGCTTCAGCAGCTAGTTTAGTAGCCCTAGCTTGTGACTCTTGTGCTTGAGCAGTTAGTGCTTGAGTCTGCGACTGCTGGAACTGCATCTGCAACTGTTGTGCTTGCTGTTGCATCTGCTGCGCTTGTGGGTTAGGCTGTGAAGCCTGAGCAAGTGCTGCAAGAAGCTCTTCACGATTAGACAGATTCATGTTGTCAACAACCGACTGTATTAGTGTGTTGTACAAGGGAGACTCTTTGCCCATAGTCTGTAACAACTGCACTAGCTGAGTAACTTCGTACTCTCTTGCAATAATACCCAAAGTACTACTAGCGTTAAATTTATAATCAGCAACAGGGTAATTTTCGGGGTCAAATTGCATGTACCTATAGGCTGCTTTCTTAACAAAGGGAATCAAGAAAGATTGTTGGAAGTTAATCAGGGTCCGCTTATGACGTTTAATAATAGCGCCAAGAGACATACTAATGCCAGCGGCAGTACTCTCGCCGTTAACCTGACCTGCAATTCCTGCTGAGTCAACGGCTCCTGTTGCTTGCTGTACCATCTGCTGCAAGGCTCCGGCTTGAGCAAAAGTAATTTGATTGACTTGACCAAAGTTGAAAGGCTGAAGTACTTCACGAGGGTCTCCACTGGTTAAAATTATCTTACCGGGCCGTACCTCTGGTTTAGAGCCTCTTGGTAATCGTGTAGCGTCCATAGCCATCATTGGGTGAATAGTAAGGCTTAGTGCGTCTATTCTTGCACGTAACTCAGTGTCAAGGGCTTTTTGACTGTTGTAACCTTTTTCACATACACCACGGCCCCAGAAGCGTCCGGGTACTACGTCCCAAGGAAACGCTACAATAGGACGGTCTTCCATCATGTACGGGTTAGCTTCAGCCTTGAGTAGTATACCGCCGTTAGCGATCACTACAACGGCTTCTACGTACTTTGAGTCAGACCCTTCCCCTTCTACCAGTTCTTCCGTATCGTCGCTCATAGCGGCGTCTAGAAGCTCTCGTGGCACTAAACCGTAGTACTTAGTCAGTCTAACCTTGTCGTCACTGTAAACAGTAAGGTCTTGGTCAGGCTCTAGGTCCGTGTCAGGTGCGGCAGAACCTACGTATACATCCTTGTACACGCCCTGTTCTTGCAGTAGTTCTACATGGTGCTGACTAACAAACTCATCAACAGCTACACCCATAGCGTCCTCTACAGACGTTGCTATAGGATCAATTAGAAAGTTCTGAGGCAGTACCGGCTTAAGTTTTACAACCACGCGCTCAGTAATGTTAACACCTACTGCTTGCAAATCACCGCCCATAACAGGCTGTGTAGCAGGAACCATCTCTTTCATTTCTTCAATAACAATCTCACCAATGCCCGTACCAAACACTGCTGAGTTAATTAAGCATTCTGCAACGGCCTTACGTACCATGCAGTTTTCAAAGTCTTCCGTAAGCTTGTTACGTAGGAACTGTACGTCTTGCTTGTCCGTATCACCGAAGTTGTCACTAACATCAAACCACTTACCACGTCCAAACGTAGCTTCTTCTAGTTCCGCTACATTAGACTCAACTGCCTGT